GCCTCCAGTGAGCGCGCCATCCTCGTTGTCGTCGAGGACGGCCGTATCGTCTCCGGCTACCTGTTCCGCCGCGTCTCCCTGGCCGGTAACATGCCGTCCCTGAGCTTGGACAACTTCACTGAGGTGAAGATCGCTGGCACGCTTCTGTCCCCCAACTCGGGGAAGACGCGTGTCCAGATGCTCGAGCCTCGCACCGTCACTGGAATCGGCACCGCCAAGCCGACCATCACTACTCTGACTCCCGCCTCCGGTGCGGTCGGCGCGAAGGTCGTCATCGCCGGAGCCAACTTCGATGGCGTCCGAGAGGTGAAGTTCGGCAACGTGGTCGCCACGTTCGAGAAGGACTCCTCCACCCAGATCACCACCTATGTGCCTCGCGGCGTGAACACGGGCGCGCAGAACGTGATCGTCACGAACAACGTTGCCGCCTCCGACGGCAAGCAGTTCACCGTCAACTGACGGCAGATATACTAGGGGCGCCGCCATGTAGGGGTGTGTGGCGGCGCCCCTTCCAACACCCCGAACACCCCAGTGGAAGGAATCTCTCATGGCTACCAAGAAGGCCGACAAGCTCCCCCCGTTCTCCTCTCTCCCGGGGCATGAGCTGCTGGCTCCCCCGCATTCTCTGCGGCCCTCTAAGCGGATGCGTCTGACGTCCGTCCTGGAGCCGTTCATGGGCGACGATACGGATGGCGTGAACCTCCTGGCTGTTCTCGCTGATGTTATGGAGGCCCTCGAGGGTGGCGGGTTCATCAATGACCTGGGTGCCTGGGACAAGTTCTATGACGACTCCAATATGGAGGACATCATCAACCTGGTTATGGCGTACGCGGGGGAATCCGCAGGCGCCAAGAACTAGACGACTTCTTCGAGAGGCACCCGGACGCGGCGGCGGACTTCTGGGCACTGTACCGGATTGACGTCCACGGCGATTATCGGGTGTCTCTCGTAAGTCAGCTTCTTGAGCGCCTACCGCATGAGCCCTGGAGTCTGTATAGGGCGAACGAGCTGGGTGGAGATCAGTGGTTCGGTTACTCGCATGACTCAGAGAGGTTGAATGAGGCGCTGGATAGGTTGGCGCTGCTGATTAAGGCGTCCGCCACCAATAAGGCGTCACTGAAGGACTCGGAGATGATGCCGAGGCCCACGAAGGACAATTCGGGGTCGGTGGTATCATCGAGTGACACGGCTGGTGTTGCGGCCCTGTTTGCTGCTCTGGGGTGAGGAAGGTTAGGGATGGCCGGTAAGGGAACAGTTGGTAAACTTTCCGTTAAGGTCGTCCCTGACCTTTCTGACTTCGCTAAGAAGCTTCGCCGCGACCTGAAGCGAATCCAGAAGCAGATCAAGGACCTTGACCTCACCTTCAATGCGGAGGTGAAGCTTGACAAGGAGTCCCTTAAGAAGGCCCGCGAGGAGGCCGCTAAGTCGGACGTCCGCTTCAAGGCTGAGGTGGACCTTAAGTCGGGTCAGCTGGAGGCTCTTCGGAAGAAGATTCAGCAGATCAAGTCCGAGGTGAAGGTTAACGCGAACCTCTCGGAGGAGCAGAAGAAGAAGCTTGAGGAGAGGCTCGACAACATTCGCACGGCGGTCACCCTGTCTACGCGCCCTGGTGACCTTGCGAAGCTGAAGCGGGATGTAGAGCGCGCCGCCGGCGACGTTAAGGCCGGCCTGACGGTGAACGAGAGGTCGTTCCGCCAGTTCCAGGCCCGCCTGAACAAGCTGAAGGCCGACGTGTCTATCGGCGTGAAGCTCGACCCTGGTGCCACTGCAGAGCTGCGGAAGCGCATTGAGGCCCTCAAGGCCGACGTGGATGTGCACGCAAAGCTCTCCGAGGAGCAGAAGAAGAAGATCAAGCACGAGCTCAGCAAGCTCGACGGCAAGGCCACCGTGAATGCTGACCTGGATGACGGGAAGGCCCGGTTCGACCTCAAGCGCCTGACTCACCCACGCTGGGTGGACATTCATGTGCGCCTGGCTAAGACGTCTCTCGCTCGCGTGGCCGCCCAGTTGAAGGCGCTCGCCGGCGGGAACGTGTTCGAGTCCATCGGCAGGAACCTGAATGACTTCCTGCGCAACCTGGATACGGCGTCAGTGAAGCTCGGCGCCGTCGCCACCCTCGTGGGCGGCGCCGTGTCCACTATCGGCAGCGGCCTGGGCGTCCTGGCCTCCGTGAGCGTGGGTATCGCCAAGTCGACACCCGCACTACTGGCGCTGCCTGGCATCTTCGGTGCTGCCGCCGCTGGCGCCGGGGTGCTCATTGCTGCCCTCAAGGATGCGAAGACCGTGCTCGAGGACCTCGGCCCCTCGTTCGAGAACCTCCAGAAGCAAATCTCTGGCGCCTACTGGGAGCAGGCCGCCCAGCCTATCCGCGACTTCGCTAACGTCGCCTTGCAGGAGCTTTCGCCGGCCCTCCAGTCGATTGCCTCGAACCTTGGGTCTATGACTGCGGCCATCGCTGGTGCCGCCAGTGGGCACATTGCTGGCTTCCAGCAGTCCCTGACCTACCTGTCTCAGGCCCTGTCGCTGGGGTCTACAGGGGCTGCGTCGTTCACGAACGGCCTACTGACGATGGGTGAGGTTGGGGCGAAGTTCCTCCCCAGCATCGCCCTGTGGGCCAACAACCTTGCAGCCTCGTTCGAGCAGTGGGCAACGAAGGCGGCGGCGTCCGGGAAGATGGAGGAGTCCATTCGCGCGGCCGCTAAGGCATTCGGCACCCTCAAGGACATCACCGTCGATCTTGGCGGCATCATCGGCGGCCTGTTCACGGCGATGGCGAACGGGGCAGCCCCCATCGACTCCATCGCGGAAGCCTTGGACAAGGCGAACAAGGCCGTGAACGGCCCCCTGTTTCAGAGCACGCTGACTAGTCTGTTCTCGTCGATGGCGACTGCTGCGGGCCTGGCATTCCAGGGTGTGGGGAGGTTGGGTGAGACGTTCGTGTCGCTCGAGCCGACCCTGGCGAAGATTCTCCCGATGCTGGGTGAGACCTTGAAGACGGCCCTGACGGGTATCGCCACAGCCCTGGAGAATCCGGCGTTCCAGGAGGGTCTCATCAACTTCTTCAACGGCCTCCTGACGGCTGTTCAGGCGCTCGCGCCCGCGATGCCTGCCCTGGGTGAGGCGTTCGGTGCTATCGCTACGGTCGCAGGGACGCTCCTTGCGGCTATCGCCCCCTTGGTTGCGCAGCTCGTGGAGGGGCTGGCCCCGATCTTCCAGCAACTGGTTCCGATCCTCACTCCCGTCATTGAGCAGCTGTCTGCGGCGCTCCTGCCGGTGATTCAGGCTCTGATCCCGGTCATCTCGGAGATCATCGCCCAACTGGCGCCTATTATCGCCGAGTACCTGCCACAGATTCTTCCCCCGATCTCGCAGCTCATTCAACTGTTGGCGTCGGCCCTGATCCCTGCGATCCAGCTGGTGGGGCAGGTCATGCAGTGGCTTATGCCCCTGGTGATGGCGTCGTGGAATGGGATCATGTCGACCGTTAAGGGCGCTATCCTGGTAATCAAGGGCATCATTGAGACTGTGCTCGCCGTCATTAAGGGTGACTGGTCTGGTGCTTGGAATGGCATCAAGACGATCGGCGAGGGTATTTGGAACCTCATCAAGGGGCAGTTCGGCATCTTCGGCAACTCCATCATGTCCATGGCGTCTACGGCCTGGAATGCGGTGTTGAATACGATCAAGTCCGTGTGGAACTGGATCACCTCGACCATCAGCAATGCCATCAGCAGTGCCCGTAGCCTCGTAAGTGATGGCTGGTCGTTCATTAGGAACGCCACGGCGTCCATGTGGAGCGGTATCGTGAGCACGGTTGTCAGCTGGGTCAACAATATGATGAACACGGTGCGCAACATTCCGAACAATATCAAGAACGTATTCTCCAATGCGGGGTCGTGGCTGTGGAACGCGGGTAAGAGCGTCATTCAGGGATTCATCGACGGCATCTCCTCCATGTTCAGCTCTGTCCAGAACAAGCTGTCCTCCCTGACGTCGTACCTGCCTTCATGGAAGGGGCCCGCCCCGGTCGATAAGGTCATCCTGAGGGATGCTGGGCGCCTCGTCATGCAGGGCTTCATTGACGGGCTGGAGTCGCAGTATGATGCGGTCAGGGACTCCCTGGAGGGCTTCACGGATGACCTGGCTAACGACATCTCCCCGGACATTGCTGCACATGTGGCTCCGTCGTTCGAGAAGGCGAAGCCGTCCCGCGATGCACTGAACACCATCGCTTCCGCGACCTCCAGCGGTAAGGCAACTGCTGGCGGGACCGTGAACATCACCAACTACTACCCGCAGGCGCAGCGCGACTCCAAGACCAGGGATGATGTCGCCGACGGTATTCGTCTCGCGTCGAGCATCTAGGATGGTGCCATGAGCAGTGAGTACTCCCTGAATGGGGTTGACCTGGATCGGCCGGGGAAGTGGCGAGTCATGGAGGGGACACTCCTGCCGGCGGTCCCAGCCCCTCGCCTCACGAGCACGGAGGTCCCGTTCCGTAGCGGCATTCTCGATGGTGCTGGCTTGAAGGTGGATACCTTCAAGGTGACGGTCGCGTTCATGGTTGAGGGCGCGGATCGGGCTGACCTGGATCGCAACTTCCAGGCGCTCATGGCCGTTCTGAGGGCCTCAAACAAGCTGGCTACCCTCCAGCATCACCCGGCGGGCGTTAGCCCCAGGGGGGCGCTCGTGCGGCTCGTGAGCGTATCTCAGCCGGCCTGGAGGTACGGGGAGTGGGCCATCGACACCACGGTCGTGTTCGAGGCCGTGGAGGGTGCCTGGCGGGACACCATAACCATCGAGACCCAGCTGGATGACCTGAGTCG